CTGTTTCAGCAGCTTTGTTTGTATCACCACCCAAAGACTGCAAGAGACTCGCTGAGAAGCCTGTCACATTCTCCATATAAGCATTGGCTGACAGACCTGTTGTCCGGTAGGCTTCATTAGCATATCCCTTTACCTTGTCAGCAGAACCCTTGAAAAGAGTTTCAATACCTCCGAGCGATTGCTGAAGCGCTGCACCTTCACTGATAGCAGCTGAAAATGCCTTGCCAATCCCTGCCGCTGCAATAACTTTCGTCATAACACCAACAAGACTAGAACCTAATGACTGTCCAGCACTTTGCCCTGCTGCACTCGCTTCAGGATTGAGGATTGATTGGATTTTCCCAGTAATACCTCTTGCTGATGGTATCAATTGTACATAAGCCTGTGCTATTTCTGTAGCCACTAATCCTCACCTCCTATCTTTTCTAAAATTTTCTGACGATATTCTTCAAAGTCCTCACCAGAATCAAAGATCATCTCCTTGCTTTCTTTAGCTTTAGTTTTTCCTGTTAGTTCCTCTGCAACCATTAATGGTTTGTTGATTCCTTTCTGACCGTCTGTTGTTTTAAACCAAACAAGAGCAGAAAGCCTATCAAGCACGCCTGCAAGCAAAAAGGTTTCAAAAGGAACTTTGCTATTGGTCATTGCTAGTTTGATCCGTGAATCATCTCTCAGACCAAAAGCAAAAACAGCTACCTGGTCAGCAGGTAACTGTCTGTAATCAAAAACCCCATATGTTTCAGCTAAATCACAAATAAGAGCATCTTCATCTGTTTGAATCATTCTAGCAAGGAGCGCTATTTTTTTAACTGGTTCTGACTTGTGAAAATCTCACTAATTTCTGCTCCCATTTTATCCAAAGGAACAATGCCATCCGCAGTCCGCACATGGTTTTTCAAATCTTCTGATTTGTCACCAAGCATAAATTTGACCACTTTTGGTAAAACTGCCGGATTTGTATCTACTTCAGCGATTGCTTCGAGCAACTCATAGTTTTCCAAGCGCTCTTTTGTGATTTCAAAAGCAAATCCGGTCGAAGTCACACCACGGATTGTTTTAATCTGTGGCGCAGCTTCTTTATTTTTCTTTTTGCGATTTTGTTTTGACATAGTTAAGCTCCTTTGATGTATTCATAGTGTGTGTCATCAGTAGCGTTAGGAAAGGCAGTGACTGTCGTACCATATCCAAGAACACTTCCATCGTTATAAGTGATTTCATCGATGGCAGTTACCTTTCCTGAAGGGATAACAATACGTTTAAGTACACCACCTTTTAGAACTGTTTCGATTACAAGGCAATGATGTGGCAATTCTTTTGAATTTGCCTTAATGGTAATTCCTGATGACAAGTCTCCAGATACATTATCTGATCCATAAACTTCCTTCAAAACTTCCACATTCAATGCTTCAATCAGCATATATTTGAATGTGTCTGTCTTTTCCTTTTGAACTGAACTTACAACGACACCACCCCATGCCTTAATATTTTCTGATTCTGGGGAGTTGCTATTGGTCATACCATCTTCTGAAATATATCCTAGCGCTTTAAAAGCTGCATCTAGTTCTGTTGTTGCATCTGTCGGTAATGCTGTTCCAAGAGGTGCAGAATAAACTGCTCCTCCAATTTTAGGTTTAGCAGTCGTTACGTTTGATTCTTTTGCCATTTAATTTCTCCTTTTTAAAAATAATTAATATCAAAAACGGCTTGATATCGATATTGTTTTGTTTCGGTATCCGTAAAATTGTAATCACTGTTCAGGTGGACACCACAGATTTCATCTAATTCAATCAATCCCTTTACAGCTTTTTTGACTTTCAAATTGAGTTCTGCAGCCTTCTGCATAGTTGGGCCATAACTTTGAAAAGCAAAGGTCGCACTACCAGAATGATTTCGCTCCTTACCACCTGTCTTTTGAATAATGACAAAGCTATCGGGAGCTTCAGCTTCATGCTCAAAAAATGACGGTACATCTAAATGACCGTCAAGATATTTCTTGATAATAATTTCAATCATCTAATGCACCGCCTTCAACAAAGTGTTATTTTTTAAATTATCCCTCTTCGCTTTTCGCGTAGCTGGATAAATCATAGCATTGGCTCTTGTCTTACCAACGTGGCTATCTTGTTCATAGCCAGGACCACATCTTTTTTTTATGACTGTCGCTTCTTTGTTCAAGATGTCCTGAATCTCTTTTGATTTCAAAAGAGCTCCTACACCCGCACCGATAAGCTTGACTTTGAGATTACTCATACGCTTCAACCATCACTTTCTTATTCCATTCTAAAGGCATCATGGCTTCAATACCTTCCAAAGGAATGCCAATCGTACGCCATTTTCGCCCAAAGAAACGAACTTCACGGTCTTTCCACTCGTTTTGGTCACCTTTGGGTATTCCTAGCGTATAAGAAGCCTTCTTTCCAGTCAGATTGAGCTGATTAGTGACATCTTCTGTTGAAGCTGGGACGACCAGAACATTTTCTACTTGAATTTCAGTATTCTCATAAATAGGATGACCAAAGTCATCCCGACCAGTCTTGGTTTTCCCAGTCAAAGTTACAGTAATTCCTTTAATCCGTCCCATAGATATCAATCACCCCATATCTTTGCTTTTTAAGACCTAGACGTTTCAATTCCGAGTCTTTGATAAAGAGACCTCCACCAGGGACTAAATATGATCCACTGAAGGAATATCCTAAAGCAGACTCAGCCACCTGAGTCATTGGTTCCTGATCAGTTGAGGTCATCAACGTGCGAGCTACCACATCAACCGTGACGGACTTAACGACCATGGCAAAAGATGGGTCAGTAGCCACCAACCCATCTAAATCCTTGCCAACTTTTTTAGCTTCAACGCGAAGAGAATGAGAAACAACTTCCAACAGCGCCTCGGCTCGTTTTTCCTCATCGAATTTCAACACCCGCCACAACTTTTTCAAATCTTCGACTGTTGCAAAGTTTTCCATCTCAATCACCCTTCATTTGCGATTAGTAAATCAAGCAAAGCAGATTTATTTGCCTTGCTATCATACTCAATACCCAATTCATCAAGTTTCTCCTTGATTTCGGAAACCGTCAAAAGATATTCCTTCTTGAATTCTTCAATAGGAATCCAATCCCCAGTTAGCTCGCTATCAGTTGAAATGCAAACGCCTGTATTTTTATCACGATATGTTGCCATTTCCTACCTCCGTTAAAATATTAAGCTTTCACTCGAGCGAATGAGTCAGCATCAAGAATACCCCAACCGATGAACGCTTCAGCACGCAGCAAGATTTCATTGTAGGCCTTCAAGTCACGACCTGCACCGTCTGGATCACCATATTCGATGATTTCCATTGGGATATTTTCAGCATAACCCCATTTGAAACGATTTTCAAAGTCACCAACAATGGCGTGGTTTGTTTGAGAAGTTCCACCTGTTACAGTCAAGTTTTTGTTTACGTCTGATTTCATTCCGTAGAACGAATCAGGATTTTGTCCAAATCGAAATTCTGGATATTGTACAATACCATTGACTTTCAACTTAGCAAGTGCTTGCCCACCAACAGGTGAAAGGGCCAATCCTGTGACTTCTCCGCCCTTAGCTACAATTTGTTGAACAGCTGCATCAATGTTATCGTCAAATTTATCTTCTGCATAATTTACGATATTTCCAGTGATCAAACCATCAAATGAGTTAGTGTCACGGAAAGTTGCATCAGTAAGACCTTTTGGCTCCAAACCATGGATAGCAGCGATGTCGAAAGCATCTGCGATTTTTTTAGCGAAACCATCTGCAAATTGTGAAAGGTACTCAAGTTGTTTTTCTTCCGATGCGTATTTAAACTCATCTGTAATACGAGCTTGATAGACGAATTTAAGAGGTTTAATAACTTTTGTATCAACAACTGCTTTACCAGCACCCTTTTGTTGCCCTTCACCAACAATTTGAGCGTTTCCTTCAAGGTTGAAAATGAATTGCTCAACTCCATTAAATGGAATAGGGCTCTGGGATGAAAGTTTTGCAAGAACAGAACGTCCTTGCACTTTTGAAATTAGTTCTTTTACCAATTCTGGTTGAAAAAGTGTTCCTTGTTTCAATGAATTATCTGCCATTTTTATTCTCCTGTATTATTTAATTCTCGAAGCATTGACTTCATCTGCATTGTTTTGCTATCGCCAACATGAGGCTCCGAATCTCTAATTGGCGCAACTGGTTGAGATTTCTTCATAAATCCAGCCAAGCGCTCTGCATCAGCTTTCAAGCTTTCTTCATCAGTTCCCTGCAAACGATCTGCAAGGTCGTAAGGCAATCCATGTTGCAAAGCAATCCGAGT